GAACCATTTCATGAGTTGGGCCGTATATATTTGTGTTTGCAACAGTACGAAGGTTTCTGCCTGGAATTGATATTGAGTCGCATCGATAAGAAATTTCTCTTGCAGTCTCACCCGCCATCTGTTGTTGAATAGATGATGAGAGTGCATCCTTACCAGCAGACTCTGCATCACCAATGAATACCCCTGCAGGGAGTCCGATAACTACCTCATACCGATTCTGTTTTGCGAATCCATCTTTGGATGCATACGAACCTAGTACTGCATTGAGTGAACCAAATACTGTTCCTAGTAAAAACTTTGCCATTAGATCATTTTCCTACTGTCTGACCATACTTTAGTGTCACTCGCTTTCTCAAATTGTTGTACTGGTAACATGATTGCAGTCACGAAGTCTTCCTCATCGATTCTACGAAAACGAGAACGTACATTCGATGCGAGATATCTTTTGACACAAGGTTTGACTTGACGAATCTTAGCAACGTCTTTCCAGTTAATGTTGATCTTACCGCCCCTTTCAAACTCATATAAACGATCCAATAATCTTGCCCGTAATGCGTAGGGTAGATAGTGGAAGTTTATTCCAAGAAACCCGTTGTCATAACTTTCGATTGGGATCACCAATGGAAATTTGTCGTAGTATGGTAATTCCTTTTTGAATTTGGGATCGTAGAAATATAGATTCATACGTCCAAAGTTGGGACTACCCGTCAGTTTACCGTCACGCACAAGTTGTTGTGCTGTGGGTGAACCCATTTCCTTAATACGATTGCGATACCATTCAAACGGTTCTTTACCCGTCTTAATCTGCGCCTGTATTTTATCAAATATAGTTTCTGCCATATACCTATTTAGGTCGCCAAGTGATCTTCTGTCAAGATCATGAACTCCATGCCATAATCTTTACAGAACTCCTTTGCTGCCTTCCACTTTGCATCATTTTTTCCCCATTCACGCACTTCAGCAATAAATCGTCTGGTTTTCTTTGCGGGGGTTACAGGGGGACGTGTATACTTTTTAGGTTTAACCTCTATGATCATCTTTTTGATGTTACCATCCTTCTGTCTAACCTTGACATAGAAGTCTGGGAAATAGCGATGGATCTTTCCATCGAGAGGGGACACATATGGTATGATTATCTCCTCAGAACCCCACTCAAGTATGTTGGGGTTTCTGTCACAGTATACCATAAATCGTCTTTCCCACAAAGAACGATAAATAACGTTATTGGGGTCACCCTTATATTTTTTGGTATGGGTTGGAAAATACTTACCCTTGTACGATTTATTATTCATAACACCCTAAATATAATAAAACTCATAGGACTATTTAGATGTCATTTCTTGGAAACGCAGTTAAGAACGCAGTCGTCAGTAAGGCTGGTTCTATCATTAGATCACAGATCGGTAAGATTAGTTCTTTAGGGGATTCACCATCGGCAACTGGAAGTGTTGTCCAAAATTCATATTCCAAACTTGCTGCAAACCCATTCAAGAATAAGGTAATCACTTACCCTGAAGATTTGGGTAACTCTCAACAGGCACATTATGTCCAATTTTTTATCAATGAACAGGTGAACGCAAACGTTAATTTTAAAAGTGGTTTGGGATTTCTATCTAACAATGATGTCGAATATGATGACTATAATGTTGGGGGATCAGTTTCAGCATTAGAAAAGGGTAGTCCTGCACAGAGTGACAAATCTTCTCTTAGTGTTCCAAGAGCAGAAACTAAACGTCTACAATCATCTATCGCATTGTATATGCCAGCATCTGTTGCGGTTGCACAGACATCAAAATATGGTGAGGTTGAGATGGGTGCAGCAGTGAATGCAGCACTTACAGCATATAAGGGTATAAAGGAAGGTGGTGGACTACTTACTAGTGAGGTTTATGAGGCGGTAAAACAATCTGCAGGGGAAGCAATAGTAGAGATCGGTAAAAGCGTTGCAGACACGTTTGCACCAGGCGCAAAAGCAGCAATCGATATTAAACGGGGTAAAATTCTATCAAATAGAATGGAAATGACATTTGAAGGTGTCGATAGACGTGAATTTTCATTTGAATTTAAATTTTTACCTAAGACAGAAAACGAAGCAATTGCAGTAGACGAAATCGTCCAGATGTTTAGATTCTATATGGCTCCATCCTTTGACGGAGGATTAGACACATCTAGAACTTATATTGTTCCGTCAACATTTGATATTCACTATATGTATAATGGTGATGAAAATAAATTTATTAACAAAATTTCTACTTGTGTATGTACATCTGCAAATGTAACTTATGGAGGTGAACGCACACAATTCTTCCGTCCTACTACTCTTGGCGAAAAAGCAGGGTCAACACCTCCAGTAGAAACTTCTATCTCATTATCATTTAAGGAACTGGAAGTCATCACTCAAGAAAAGATTGCGGCGGGTTACTAATGAGTTATTTTCAAAGATTTCCAAAAATACCATACGACTATACTGGTGACAGAGATCTCAGAGTCTTTACACATCTGTTGAAACGTGTCAAGGTTCGTGCTCTCGCAAAAGAGAATACATTCAACTTTGACTTCTATGATGTGCAGGACGGTGAGTCACCAGAAATGATTGCACACAAATACTATGGTGATGCGGGATTACATTGGACAATTCTGATTGCAAATGATATTCAAGATTACTACACAGATTGGCCAATGAGTGTTGCACGATTTGAACAATTCTTAATAGACAAATATGGTAACAGCATCTACGATATTCATCATTATGAAATTGAGCAATTGTCTGGTAAGACAACTAAGACAATAGACATAGGTTCTGATAACACGGGACATCCGTCTGCAGTTACAGTAAGTAATTATGAATATGAGTCCACACTACAGGATCAGAAAAGACAAATAAGATTGATCGATCCTAAGTATATCTATGATTTTATTGCAGAGTTTGAAGAACTGATCACTGAAGGTGCATAATGTCTAAATCGAGTATCCAGTACGCTGGTGAGTTTCTAGTAGAAGAAATCAAACTGTTGACTGTAGCAGGTAGTATTCTAGATATTAAAGAGATGGTTAATGCTATCAATATCTACGAAGATCTACTATCTAATTCTATATCTGGTGATATCACATTCACTGATTCTACTAATCTGATCAACCAAGCTCCTATTGTTGGTGAAGAGTTGTTATCATTACGTCTCAAGACTCCACAAGAAGGTTATGACGAACTTGCAGAAATCAACTATACTAAGAATCCCCTAGTCATCTACAAGGTAGAAAACGTACTCAAGGCGTCTGAATACGGTAAGGTAGTAATGCTCAGTTTTACTACGCAAGAAATGATGACCAATCAACGTACACGAATCTCAAAGGTATTGAAGGGTAAACCATCTAATATGGTTGAGGATATATTGCGAATAGATATGGGCGTAACTAAGAGACTGTTCATTGAGGAAACATCAAACTCATATAAGTTTGTCACACCAAATATGCACCCATTCTCACTTATTAATATGATATCCAGACGATCAAACTCTGCAAATCATAATGATTCGCCAACATTTATGTTTTATGAGACTACGAAAGGCTATCATTTCCGTTCACTCGATAACCTCTGTTCAACTGAAGAAACCAAGATGACGTACAACGAAACTATTGGTGATGGACAGGGTAGTGGAGACATCCTTCTCAAACTACAGAATGTCGAGAAGATGGAACTCAGCGGTAACAAAGACAATCTGATGAATACTGCGATTGGTATGTATTCAGGTAGACTAAAAGTACACGATATCTTCTATAAGACGATTAGTGACTTCCAATACAACTATCTGGACGACTTTGCATTCGACACTCATGTTAATGATGTGGTTGGACGTGGCAACTATCCATTAGTAAGTCAATCAGTGAACGAACGAGATGAACGCATCTCTGATTTTCCAGATGCTACACTTCATGTGTCATCGACTACATCAGGGACTCTGTTCTCAGAGACAGGTGCGTATCCATATCAGAGTGACAACATCGAGAACTGGTTACTTAGAAGACAATCACGTCTTACACAATTCGACAATGCACTGAAGATTACGATGCAAGTTCCAGGCGTCACACATATGCAAGTGGGTGATGTTATTCAAGTTAATATGTTGAACAAGTCGAGTCTATCAGATGATAAATTTGATAAGTATTATAGTGGACGATACATCATTTCAAAATTACGACACGAATTCCAGATTGGCGGTGAAACCAAACACACCATCTACATGGAAGTTACCCGTGACAATGTGTCATCACCAATTCCATCTATCGGGGTTGTACCTGTGAACAAACCCCCGATCAAAACCATACCAGTGTAAGGAGGATAAAACAACTCATTCGTTATGATAACCATTCAAAACGAGGTACAAATGGCAAGTCAGAAAGTTAAAAATCGGATTAAAAAGATGAACTTTTGTAGACAAAGAAACCAACGAACAGGGACAATGGATAGCGAGGTGTATAAATATTATGACGAAATATACACCAAACGAACAAGAGAGTTGTTAGAATATACCAATGAAAAGTTATTACGAACTAATTGAGGGGGTCTATGATCCCAATATTTTTAAGGCCATCTTCCTTGCAGGTGGGCCTGGATCGGGTAAGTCATTCATTGTAAAGAAGACTATGAGTGGTAGTGGTATGAGAATCGTCAATTCAGATGATATCTATGAGTACCTACTCGACAAAGCAGGACTAGATGCAGGAGACCCAAACGATATCTTCTCAGACGAGGGTCAAGCAATCCGTAAGGTTGCAAAGGGTAAAACCAAGACAAAGCAAACCAATTTCATCGATGGACGTTTAGGTATGATCATCGATGGTACAGGTAAAGACTTCACTAAAATCGCACGACAGGCTGCACAATTGAAGCAGTTGGGGTATGATGTCTCTATGGTGTTTGTAAATACATCACTTGATGTTGCCCAGGAGCGTAACATGCAACGCAAGAGAAAACTCGATCCTAAAGAGGTTGAGAAGATGTGGAAGGAAGTCCAAGCAAATATCGGTGCATTCCAGAGATTCTTTGGACAGAAGGATTTCATCATTGTGGATAACAATGTCAAGGATGAGGATATGCTTGCAAAGATCTGGAAGATGGTTGCGAAAAAAGTTCGTAGTAAACCAGAGAATCCAATTGCGAAGCAGTGGATTGCACGAGAGTTGGAAAAGAAAAAGCGCAAATAGTCAGACTTTTTTAACAATTAGGCGAAATTAGGGGTTGACAGACCCCTTTTTTTGTGATAGCATGTAATCTGTTCCTTTTGAGAGAGGTCTAAATTATGAATGGTTTAAAGTATCAAACGTATCAACTCCGTTCCACTAAGCGTGACGGTAATGTGTACTATGATGCAGATCAATCCCGTGTCTATCGTGCAGAACAGAAAGCACGAAAGGAATGGGAACGTAACGGTATCGAGTTACCAGAGATCAAGGACTGGGATCAGTTCGTCAAACGTGGTAACGCAATCCTCAAATCAAAGAAGTGGAAACAGTTAGTTGACGAGTTCGGTGGACATCTGAACGTCCGATTCGAACTAGGTAAGAACATGGGTGAGCGTACCGCATATGCAGGGAAGTCATACGGTAGTATGATTCGTATGTCACCCATGTTTCTAGATTATGAAATACTCCTACATGAACTGGCACACAGTGCAGGGAATATGCATCATGGACGAGGATTCCGTAGATGCCATATTGCACTGGTGCAACGGTTCTTAGGTAAGGACGCTGCATACATACTAAAGCAGTGTTACAAAGAATATGGACTCAAGTACTCACGTCCACGCCGTGAGATGACCAAAGAAGAATATCAACGTGCGTGTGAACGACTACAACTTGCAAGGGAGAAACTCAATGTCTAAATGGCATGGCGGTAAAGGGTCTATCTACAGACCCACAGACTCAGATGCGTATGCAGATAACTGGACTAAGATATTTAATGGGGAATATCAGGACGATCAGTTGCCAGATAATCCCTTTCCAGATGGGAGAGATGTGCATGACAAATGTGGAACACCAAAGTGTTGTGGACAGTGTAATGAAAAGAAAGTGGATTGATGCCTATCTACAGACGGCAAGTGTATTCTCAGAGTTGTCGTCTGCAGAGCGTCTAAAGGTTGGTGCGGTGATCGTAAAGGATCATCGTATCATCTCTATTGGGTACAACGGTACTCCAGCGGGATGGGATAATAGTTGTGAGAACAAGGAGTACATGAAACCTAATGACGACAAGTGGAGAGTGCCTGGGGAAATAGAAAAAATATATCCGTTTAAGGACGAGAATGGTAGGTATCGACTCAAGACCAAGAATGAAGTTCTTCACGCAGAGGAGAATGCAATCGTCAAACTTGCAAGTTGTAACGAGTCTGGGCAAGGTGCGTCTATGTTTGTTACCCATGCACCATGCATCCAGTGTGCGAAACTTATCTATGGGGCAGGTATCAAGTCCATGTGGTTCAGTAACTACTATCGGACTACAGAGGGCATCGACTTTTTGAGAAAGAGTAGAGTCTCTTGTGAGAAGATCTAAGTAAGTCATTGGTTTTTATACACATAAAAATGTGAAAAATGTGTTGACTTGTTGTATAAACATCTCTATAATGTATATGTAACGTTGAGAAAGAGAGAGATAGATTATGTTTCGTATTCCTGATTTTTATGACATGGCTCCTAATATGGAGTTCAAACACGCTGCAGATATCATCACTCGTCATGGACGTGGTGATATGCTTGAAGGTATGCAAGCGTTGGATCGTGTTTGGAATGAATTCTGTGAAGGACAACGTGCGTTCTACGCTTGTGAAACTGATTACATGGTGTTCGCTGATGAAGATGATTTCTACGAACACTACGGTGTTGAGTGTAGTGCATACAACGTTGTCTTTGAGAATATGGGTAAATTGTTCGCTCCAAAGGTGGTGGTATGATTCGTTTTTGGTTAGTCGATAAGGACGGTAATGTTGTGTTTAACACTACCGACAAACAGGAAGCATATGAGTATCAGAACCGCCGTCGTCCTGATACTGTATTGAAAATGGTGCGTGTGACAAATTAAAATTAGGGGTTGACATCAACCCCTTTTTTGTGTAACATATAATGATGATTTGGAGAAATTATGAAGAAGATTGAAGAGATCTACAAGGCGTTGGTTCGGTTTGGAGTAGGAGATTACGTCAAGGTTGCCAACAAAAACACGTTAGTGTGTATCGATGAATTGACTGCAGATGCAGTTATTCGGGTGTTACGGGAAAACAAAGAAAATATCAATGAAGGATTGACAGCAATCAAGAGTTTTGAGGACGGTAAGACCATCATCAAATTACTTGATATCGAAATAATGTAATGAAGAAGAGTGTTAGTGTCAATCGTTTTAAGGACGATTGGGTGAAACATAATAAGTGGTTGAAGCGCAACCATATGCAGAAGATATCTCTTGCAGAGTATATCGATTATTGTCATGGTAAGGTAGTGTCCCCTAAACGTGAGTTTAAGGAATATAAACCGTCCCATAAGTATTTAAGAGACACTCAGAAGATCGCCAGTTTAGATGCTGGTGGGTTCGGTGGAGTAAAAATAGACGACTCTTATAAACAGGAAGTCAGTCGTCAGTATGTGGTAGGACAGGCCTATAACAAAGGTGGGTATCAGGTGTTGTCCAAGAGTGAAGCGAATGACCCTGCAACGGGGAAAAGGAGATAGTATGACTGTACGTTTCAAAGCGATTGAGTACCATCAGGTACATCTACACAAAGAGTATGGAGTTGATGATAATGTTCTGGAAGAGAACGATATCACACCAGAGCGATTCAAAGAAATCATCACACATATGAATGAAGGTGGTTGGGGTAACGAACCTAAAGGTGAACCGCCAACCGATGAAGAATCAGATCTTGTCTATGACATCATCCACAGTTATGCTGATGTGATCGATTCAGAGGAAGACTGGTTCAGTGATCGTAAAGGTGGTTACGATATTGACTACTCACTAATAGAGGATGATGAATAATGGCAAATCATGTAAGTTATCAAGTTTGGTTCCGTGAGATTAACGATGCTGCAAAGGCACGTTGGAAAGAGATGACAGAGAATCTCGAAAGAGAAAACTACGAGTGTTGGTTCGCAGACTTGTGGGTTGACGGTAAAGAGGGTTCCCCTACTAAAGAAGAGGTTCGTCAATATTCATGGACTACCGATGTCATCGGGCCAAAGTGGTGTTATATTCAAGACTTTGATGAAGACAGTTTCCAAGGTTACTCTGCTTGGTCTGCACCAGAAGAGGGTGTGACTAAGATCCTTGAGGAACTCGCAAAGTTAGATCCTAAAATGATCACATCAATGACATACGATGACGAGATGCCCAACTTTGTGGGTTGGTCAGTCTGGTTAGGTGATCAGTTGGAAGATAGTTGTGAAGACGAATATGAAGAGATTCGTGAAACGGTATTCCACAAAGTTCCAGAGATTAAGGAACAGTGGGACTATGACACTGACGAGTGGAAGTGTGATGAAGACGGTGATATGACCGATGAAGCATCTGAAGCAGAAGATCAGTTCCGTGATGTGATGTATGATGTAATTAATGAGATGCAAGAAGAAGGCATCGATGAAGCAATCAGGTATATTAAAGAATCACAAGAGGAAGAATAATGTATATACGCATGGGTAGATATCCAGATGAAGACAGAGAACGTGATGTGGACATTGTGATCCACAATTACGATACTTGGAATATGGATCACACTCTTGCGTTATTGATTGTTCCGTTGTTAAAACAACTGAGGGACACCAAACATGGTGCTCCCAATGTTGATAACGAGGACGTACCAATTCCTTTACGGGCGCCAGAAGAAGATGTTCTGCGATATAAGGAAGTGGGTGCGACTGATGAGAATTTCTTCAAACGTTGGGACTGGGTTATGGATGAAATGATCTGGACGTTCGAACAGGTTATTGATGACTATGGTACAGATCAATTTTATGATCACTCAGAATGCAATCCTGATGATAGCATAGAAGAGTCAGCAAAGAAACTCAAGATAGATCGAGTCGGACTTCAAAAACATGATGAACGGGTAACCAATGGACTCAGACTTTTTGGAAAATATTATCGTTCACTCTGGGATTAAAGGTTGACACAACATCACCATATAGGTTATTATGTGTAGATGACAAAATATAAACTGATGATTGACCTAACTCCTGCTGGTTGGGCATATGGTTTTCCTAAGGCAGTTCCTGCAGAGGCACTTGGTGGTATTGGACAGGATATTTTTATTAGAAACGATTTTGATCTGGAAAAATGGGTAGTCGAACAGGGTTATCCAGAAACGTCATTTCAATATTTTCGAACGTGGACTGAAGAGGATACGAGCATGTGTGGTGGAGTATATGAAGATGAACTAATGGAGGAGTTCGCAACAGAATACAAGAAGGAATCGGAAAAGAAACCAATGGGTGACATTAAGTTTATGACCGCTGGTGACTTTATGGATGAACAGATAGAATACTATTATCCGGGCAGTGACCCACAGGAGTAGTTATGGTAGGTTATTGGAAGTTGGGCAAGTTTGCCTATGGTCTGTTAGATCAGACAAAGAATGCACTCAAACATTCAAGCATGGAATATCGATTCATGTTGAGCAACACACTTGCCGCAATGTGGTGTGTTGCGTTTGGTATCTACACTGCTGAACTGTTGTACATTGGATATAACATTATTGGACACACAGTATTGATTGCAGCAGTGTTCTTCACCTTCTTTGTGTTTACCACAGAGAAGAAGAAAGCGCCACCTGCTCCCCCTAACAAGGTACAATGGGACTTAGAACGTGAAGGTTAATATTGAAATTGATATGACGCCAGAAGAGGCTAAAGAGTTGTTCGTACCATCGGACAAACAGACTGAGTTCATGACCAAAACGTATGACGCATACGTTATTGCTCTCAGAGAGATGGTATTAAAACAAGTTGATCCGCACGATTTTACGGGAATGAGGAGTAAGAAATGAAGAATGCACAGCAAGAACTGCTAACTATCCTCATGGAAGAGTGTGGTGAGACGATACAATCCGCATCTAAGATCATTCGATTCGGACTTGATGCGGATAATCGTGAGAACTTGGTGAAAGAGGTAGGAGATCTACTCTGTATGATAGAACTTCTGCATGAATATGACATGGTTGCATGGTCAGAATTAGAGGAACGTGCGATAGTCAAGCGGAAAAAGTTAGAGAAATATTCGTCTTTGATTACAGGTGAGATATGCAGTTAAAGGATATGATGAAAGAAGTCGAGGATCGACTAGGGGACTATCTGTTCGATCCAGAACCTAAATATGAACCCGATCTTGAAAACATCGAACGCCATGAAATACGAGAGGCGTATCGTTATTTAAGAAACATTCGGGTATTGCGTGAGGCAAACGATGACTGATCGACAGATTGTTCTGATAACAGATCTTATCGAGAGTCGTAAACGTAAGGAAGAAGAGTTAGAGTACTACAGGGAACAACTTGTAGAATTAGAACGCAGAATGGCATGGGTACAACAAGAGATTGAATTGACCAATACCATTATTGACATCATCGAGACTGAAAAAATACAGTTGGTGAACAAAGATGGTTAAAGACAAAGAAGGGGATATCGTGTCTGAAGAAGTACACGACAAGTTTGAAGGTAGCACAATGTCCAAGGCTGGTCGTCTTGCGATGGAACTCGCCCAAGAAAAGAAGCGTCTTGCACAAGAACTTGCAGAACTTCAAGCAGAGGCAGATGACCTACGTCCCACTACTCCAACAGGGACTGTAGACTACTATGCAAAATGGGGTGCAACAATCCTTGCAATCTTTGGTATCTTTCTCATGCAAGCAGATCTATACATCTATGGACAGGTATCGTATTTTATCGCATCCTGTCTATGGGTGTTTGTAGGTGGTGTCTGGAATGACCGGGCAATTATGATAGGGAGTGCGATTGCAGCAACTGCAGTCGCCATGAATATGGTACACAATTTATGATTAAATATTACGCACTTGCAGCGGTTGGTGCATTATGGGCAGCTGCGATAGACTCCGTACCACTACTTGTTATGACAACAGTATTGACAGGGTTTTTGGTTTGGCAGGATAAGGAAAGTTTGTAATGGAATTTGTCGCAGGATTAATCTGTTGTTTATTTCTATTATGGATGATGGTAAAGAGCGAGGATGACGATGAGTGAAAAGAAGTACGTCATAATCGATGCAATATCGATGTTTCGTATGCGGTATTGTATCGAACTACCAGAGGAAATGCCAGAGGGATATACTCCCTTGACATGGGGTTCTGATTCAGTCATTTGTGATGAAGTGAAGGAATTCTCTCAGGAACACTTGGACGAGGTAGTTTCATCACATCGTGTGGTGACACTAGAAGAAGCGTTGCAACAGCATCGAGAAGACAATCCTTGGTGCGATGCATGGAGTGATGAAGTTAGAATCAAGAATGCAATCACACCGATAGATTACGATCCCCAGAAAGACCCAAGTCATCCAGAATATAGTGGATGGAAAGCTGAGTAACAAAATCCAAATATAGTCAAATACTATGTCAAAATTTACCTTTATAGAAAAATACAATTAGACTCTAGCTCCCAAAAATGAGATACTACCCATGTAGTGAGAGAGGAGAACCCCGTGGGTTATACTGCAAATTATATTGATGTGATTCTTGTTCTTGTAACGTTAGGTGTTGCAGTTGGATATTTGGTAATTAAGGGAGATATCACAAAATGGTAAATGCAACTGGTTTAGTCAAACTCTGGCATAGACCACAATGTCAAGTTTTTCACACAATGTTCTTCTTTAACGACAAATTTCCGATGATCGCTCATGTTCCTGCACAAAATGTGTGCATACTGCCGCAGTGGGTTGATCGTGTTTTAAGTGTTCATCAGTTTGCGGCGACTACTAAAAAGGGTAAGGTGATATTAGGATGATTGTTGATGTCTATAAATTCAATGCGACTTTCAAGAAAGGTTTGATGAAGGGTATTGTCTCTGAGCAGACAATGACGTTCTCTGGTGAGAAAGAAGCGTTAGATTGGATGATTCGTGTGAATCGCAATTGTGCGGATGGAAACTGTGACTATATGGTTACAGATCTTGAGAAGGTTGGAGTCAAGGAGATTGGCGTATGAAGAAGTGTCAAGATTGGCAGATTGAGATCCTCAAAGAAGTGACTGAGGGTTTCCAACAGAATCACTACTACGTCACTAAGAAACGTACCAAGTTAGTTGCGTTTTATCCAGGCGATGACAAGGATGCGTTTGTGATTTACAATACACCAAAGAACTTCAGTACACGGTATCGTAAGTTTGAGGTTATTGCTACTGGGTTGAATAGTCTATGATACCCAATCCTTATGACGCTGCGATTCAGTATGTGTGTGAGTTCTATAACATCACAAGACACGAGTGTGTCGAATATTACTGGGAAGAGGTTGAATCAATGATGACTATCCTTCCCATCCTAACGATTAAAAAATACAATGAAGATAATGATTGACATTTGTTATGGTAACAATTATACTGTAAGTATAGAAAGTGAGAGAGGAAATGAAAATGTTGAAGTATGAAAATCTTGCAGAAGTGGGTATGGTTATCCGTGGTTA